TGGTCGTGCAAGGATCTCAAAATTTTAACCCATTGGTCCTCATTCATACGTTCAAATTCTGTCCTGGAGCTGCGTATACGCTTAACTCTGAAGTTTAGGCTACCAGGTGTCGATTCTTTATAGAAAACCAAAAAACAGGGTATGTTTAGGCGTTCTGCGATGATCTTTGAGAGGGTTGTAGCCTTGTATTTCTGGTCTTTATCATAACAAGTCTCGATTATAGCAAGAGGCTCATAACAATAAGCGCAGCACTCCACAGAATCTACATCTATGTAGCTTATTCCATCATACTTTCTGTGCCAATCAGAATATAAACCATTACTGAAGGCATATACATTTCTAGCCATTACTTTTTAATATCTTTATCTCGTTTTCTTTCTGTTCAATTTCTTTCTCAAGCGCAAGTATTATGTTTTCTTGTTTTTTAATAAATCTTTTTGCTCTTTCTAGTTCTTTCTTACAATCAATCTCATCAAATATTCCAGTATATGTCATTTTAAATACTCAATCTTTTTAACTACGCAGCGTGGATAAGCAGTGACGTTTCCAATTGATAGTTTATTCCCATCAAAGCTAAAGGAACTAAAGATCTTAATTACTTTAGAATCTCTATAATATAGATAACCAATATCCTCACACCAGCTGAACGTAAAATCATCTACGTCAGATAAATCATCATACCATTGACTTGAGCTGCAAATATCCTGCCAAATTACCTTAACTCGTTTATATTTTAATTTATTTTTGACCATTTTCCTTCCGTTATATATGTTAAAAAAGCGTTGACAATAGCCAAAAACATCAATATTACCTTACAAAAAATGGATAGAAAAAAAATAAAAAAAGCATTTTCGATTTTCAATGGTGGTGAAGGTTTGGATCATTGGTCCTACTCATCGACCAGTACACCTTTCGCAAAAAATATAATCTCATACTCATTCCCTCAAGAAGTTAGAAGGAAGTTTCCATTTAGATACAAAGCAAACTTTGGTAACCTAGTTAATAATGTGGTCCAAAGATTGTTAGCAGATGTTTTATATAAAACTAAAACAATAAAAGAAACAGAATGGGAGAGAGATATAAAAGTTTGTTTCGATAATGAATTAAAAATAATAAATCAAAATCCACCTGTAGATGAAAAAGATAAATACGGAAGAGAAGCAATGATTAAATTTGCGATGGATTGTATTCCAATTACAAAGCAAGTTGTAAAAGAAATTGTTCGTAAAGAAAAATTAGTTTGTGAAAGATATGTTGAACTAAAAGAATTTGATATGATTAAACATATACTTGGTCGTATCGATTATGAAACTAAAACAAAATTTATAGAATTAAAAACTAAACCACCTAATTTAAAAAAGACTAAAGGTAAAGAAGAGTGGAACATGGTAACTCAAGAGCTGCCAACTGAACCCACAATTGAAAACCTAACACAGACTTCATTCTACTACATGGCAACAAAAAAGAAACCATACTTAGTTTATGTAAATGATAAAGAGTATGTCATCTTTGATCAAAGTCATGAGTTAATGAAGGATGATCATTTGAAACATCTTTATTACAAAATGATAGATAAAATTTTGTTATGGGAAAAAATGATTATGTTCTGTGAAGGTGACATAGAGAAGTTAGCTGCTATGATGGAACCACCAGACATGAATCATTTCTTTTATTATAAAGATTTAGCAGATGAGCAAAAACAACTAATCAATAAACTATGGGGTATAAAAACATGAAAAACCAAAACATGAAGATCTGGGATTTTTTAAGTAAAACAAATCCAGAGTTCACTAAACCTTTTTCAAAGTTTGGTGGTAAAACATTAACAACGATAGATCCACATTATCAAATACAGATGATGACCAATGCGTTTGGTCCAGTAGGTAAAGGGTGGTCTTACCAAGTTGAATACAAATACTTAGACAAGTTAGTCTTTGCGGAAGTTTCAATTCAATATTTCTTAGACAACAAATGGTATGCATTTGGTCCAGTATCCTCTGTACAAAGTCTAGCAAAAAAGAATGGTGGTTTAGATGATGAAGCACCTAAGAAAGCTATGACGGATGCAATGACAAAAGCATTTAGTCACCTAGGTATGAGTGCGGATGTGTTCTTAGGAATGTTTGAAAACAATAAGTACGTTGAAGATTTGAAAAAAGAATTTTCACAAAAACAAAATTCTGTGGTGCAAACTACAGAACCTGCATACATGGATGACACTGTGGATGTAGATGAGATAAAGAACGAGATCTCTGCTGCTAAAACTGAAAAACAATTTTATGCAGTAAAGAATAAATTGAGACTCAAAGTTAATTATCTCAAAAACAATAACTTCAAAGCATACGAACAGATAAGGGATTATACTCGTAAGCATGAAGCAACACTAACCAATAATCAACAATAGTTGATATAACTAAGGAGACAATATGTCTGAACAATCAGAAAAAATATACATTAACCTAGTCAAGAACAAAGATTGGAAGTCACCAAAAGATAAACTTCCTGTCTATGTTGGTCCAAAAAATATGAAGCATCCAGATAAGAACTGGACCATTGGAGTCAACATAAATGGTAAATGGTATAACCAAGCTGCCTTTCCTGCGAAGGATCAAGACGGCAATGTCAAAGAAGGAGAAATGACAGTTATCCTTACACCAAGCGGAGCAAGTAAAAATACTATTGCAAATGCTTCTAGTGGTGGTAATAACGAATATACCTTTTAATTAGGGTATAAGGCAGGGTGGGGTTTTTTTTATTCCCTTTCTATCGTTTTCCCCACTCTGCTAAAAAAACATTATGACAGATAAAATTAAACAACCAAAACATTACATAGCTAACGCTATTGAACCAATAGATTTTATTATTGCCAACAAATTAAATTTTTGTGAAGGCAATGTTATTAAGTATATTTCCAGGTGGAGATTGAAAAATGGAGTCGAAGATTTAAAAAAAGCTAAACAGTATATAGATTTTCTGATAGAAAAAGAAGTTGAAAAAAGTAAAAAAGTATGACAAAATTTAGGCGAATTATCAATGGGGAATGTTCGTTTCAAATGATCGAACTATTTGATGATGTAGAGAAGGCTACCAACCACAAAAATAATGGTGAGTTAGTAGAATGTAAGATCAATAATTTAAAAATTGATTTTACAAAAGTAACAAAGGAGCATGATGGAACAAATCCGATTGCGTCTGCAGAAGCTGAAGGATCAACAACAAAAAAAACACGAGAAGTATCTGGAAGCGAAACAGAAAGTAAATAAGTATCAAAAAGATTCTTATGCTTTACTTTGGAAAATCGAGCAGACAAAAGAAGAGTTAATGAGAACTAGCTAATCATTAACTTTATAATTGAAAAAAACGTAAACAAACTGTAGGGGATCTATGACCATAAATATAAGTCAACACTATCAAAAGCATAAAAAAAACATAAACAACAATCAGTTTATATATAAAGTAAAGAAAGCGTTTTACCTTCTTACGAATCAAGAAGAAAGATTATATGAGGTAGGGTTCTCGGAAGGATTTTTATATGCTGCGGATCTCCTACAAAAAAATCAACCAATTGTAGATAGTAATTTAAAAAGAAAAATTGGCGTTAAATATAAGAGCGCAAACATGGAAACTGTAAATAAAGTTATCGATAAAGTTTGTAAGATATGTTTAGTTAGTAAGCATGACATCTTTAGTAAAAGCAGAACCAGGGATGTAGTTCGAGCAAGAAGTATACTTTATAATCTATTACATGAAAGTTATGACGTTAGTATCTCATCTATGAGTCGAGTCTTTAATCAAGATCACACAACAATAATTCATTCTTTAAGAAACAAAGAAGATAAAAGAAATTATTGGGGTGCAGAAAATTCTATTTGGGAAGAGTTTAAAGAACTACAACAACAATTATAATTAAGTTCTTGCGTAGTTAGGTTTTTTATTTTTTCTAGTTCTTCTCTCGGCTTTCTTTTTTCTTGATACCGCAGCAGCTCTTTGACTTGCAGACATAGATCTAGCTTTAGAAGCAGGAACACACTTTGGATAATTTTTTCTTTTTTCACCTTTGCTTCTACCACACTTAGGAAAGCCACCACCTTTTTTTCTGTTAGCTATATCTAACCAATTTTGAGAAGTCCACTTTCTAAGAGACATTACTTTCTTTTTTTTCTTGTAGCTTTAGGTTTTATTCTACCAGAGCATACACCAGCTGCGTACATATTTGCGTATGCAGATGGGTACACTTTAAATTTACGTTTGGCAGCAGCCTTACCTTTTGCACAAAGTTTAGCCATTACTTTTTCTTTTTCTTTTTCTTCATCTTAGCTGCAATAATTTTTTTCTTTAATGCAGGAGGAAGATTTTTTTGTTTACCTTTTAACATTAGTATTTACCTCTTGATTTCATTTTCATACCTTTTTTCTTAGCGTATGCTTTTGCTTTTTTCTTACCAGCTTTCGTATAGCTGAACTTCTTTTTTCCGACCATTGGCATTTTGTTTCTCCTTTAATTTACGTTCACAATAA